GTAGAGCGTTGACCGGTGCCATGTCCAGCTCATAGAGCCGTGACGCAGCTGCACTGCGATCACCACCGTGATGGCGACAGGCGTAGTAGCCGAAGCGTGAGTAACTATCGATCGGCAGCCAAGGGATCGAGGAGGAGAAGACAGTCATCTGCCCGCCACCACCGTGGCCGACTGTGGCACTGATGCCGTCGCGCTCATCCTTACCTGGTCGCACCCATCGCTGCTCGCCGTCATCCATCGTCTGTGCCAGCGTCCAGCCGTCGCTGCTGAGCAGTTGTGCCCAGGTGGTGTGGTCGTTGTATCTGCCTGCCACTGACATGTTGTCGCTGCTCGAGGTTGGCGCTGGCGCTGGTGTTGGTTCAGCGCGCGCAGTGAGTAGCCCGATCAGCCATTGCGGTGCAGCTGCGATCTCGCCTATCTCGCCGCCGTCCCACTCATAGGGCTTGCCGTTCGGGTGAATCGTTGGCGGTGCGACGCACTGGCCACCTTCGCCACGAATGTCGAGACCAGGGCCGAGCGCTGTCGCTGCGTTGTTTCTGATTGTCACGCCAGCCGGCATGAGGAAGTAGCGATGCTGGCCACCTGAGCCGGTGAGCACCGTGGCGGTGTTGGGTAGTGAGCCGTACTGCTGCTCAAGGTCGGCGAGGGTTTCGTCGCCCTGCTTGTCACCACTCACGTCAATGTCAAGGGCAAAGATGGTGCCGCCAGTGGCGATACCGACGCCGTGATCGGCATAGAGGCCAGTGAACCAGTTCTCAATCGTTGGCTTGTCGGTGGTGGCGTGGTTCTGCCAGCCAGCCATCGGTGGGCGCTTCTCCCCTGGCTTGATCGGCAGGACCGGCAGCCCATGGGCTGCGTAGTCAAGTGCGTGGGCGAGCACGTTGGTATCGAATGACTCAAGGGCTGTCACGCCACTTCTTTCACGAGGTCGTCGAGTTGCTTCATCACCTTTTTGAACGCTTTGCGTGTCTTGAGTTGGTCGCGCTGCATGTCGATGACGATCTCCGGCACGTTGCTGGAAGTCATGCGGTCGACCATCACCTCGAGGGCCTGGTTGCGAGCCTCGAGGTCTTCGATCACCTTCAATGCGTTGCCGGCGTCGACGATGATGGTCTCGACGTGTGGCCAGAAGCGTTGCAGCCGCAAGCCTTCTTTCGCCTCTTCGATTTCCTTGGTCCTGCTGATCTTGATTGAGGGCATCACATGTCTCCATGAATCTGATGGGTGGTTGTGAACGTGTCGCCGATGAGCTCGCGACAGGCGTTGCAGCGGTAGGTGAGGTGGTCCCTGGTGCGGCCGTCGTGGCCGAAGTCGCTGTGCGGTAGATAGCGCCAGCACTTTGCGCAGCGCTTGTAGTCGTCGGCGTTCATCGTCCGACCGCCAAGGTCACTGCAATCGGACGTTGTGAACTGACAACGGCGACGTTCGATTGCGTGCGCTCTTGTAAATAGTCAGCAATCTCGTTTGCCTCTTTGAAACTGATTTGACTTTCGACGTAGAACACGGTGCACCTAGAATCGGGTCTGAGAACCTCGACGCTTTCAGTCCTCATCACAGCCACCCGAACTTGCGTGAACAGCCAGGCCAAGCACGCCAGCCTGAGTTCGCCAGGACTCGCTCAGCAATGTCGATCTGCTGTTCACGGCTGGCTAGGTAGGCGTCGGGTGCGTACTCGAGGCCACCGTTGGCACGCCATGTGCCGATGTGGAACATCAGCCCGCCGCTGAAGTTGCCGCTGACTGGTGGATAGTCCCATCGGCCGCTGCTCTCGCAGATGGCGAGGGTGTCCCAGCGGTCTATGCCCGAGTGCGAGACCGCTGGGACAGATGGTGGCGGCGCTGTCGTCGTTGTTCCGGCATCACGGAACACTTCGGCGATCGCTGCCTGGGCGTCGATGGTGTTGTCGTTGCCAAGAGTCAAAGGCACTTGTGTTTCTTGGCTCTGTGCTGCTGCGGGGATTGAGCAGCGACCGAGTGCTGCTCCTGCGCCGAGCAAGGCGATCACTGCGACACATCCTGCTGCAATTCTTCGTAAGTCAATGCCGTCATCCATGTCTGTGTTCCTCGGTTCTTTCGGGTGCAATCAGCGCAAAGCACTGCGAGCACGGCTAGGGGTGTCGAGTAATCGGTGCCACATTTCGGGCAACGCCAGTTGGTTAGTTCGTGAGTGCGTGATGCCATGCGTTGAGAAGTTCTTTGATTGCGTCGCGTCGTTGTGGTTCGTCAGCGGCGATGTGTTTGAGGTAGTCGGCGAGCCGATTGCCGGTGCGCCCTACTCGAGCGAGTTGGCCGATGGTCTCGACCAACATGCGTTCGTTGCGGTCCTTGTCCGCAGCGAGCACGCGATCCATTTCCGCCAACATGCGCGTGTAGGAATCCTCGCCGTGTCGCATCAGAATGGGTCACCAATCGGACATCCGCTGGCGGCGAAGATGTTGCGTCTTGTCAACTCAGCCTCGGCTAATGACCAGTGCGACGGAGTCATCACATGCCGGTCGGGTCCAACTTTCAAGGCGACGAAGTAGTTGCCGAGACTGTCTTTGATGATGACGAGGTGCGTGTCTGATTGCATCGCAGTCTTTCGAGAAGTTGCAGGGCATCGAGACGCCGAGGAGGTTTTGACTCGATGCCCTGCTGCTGGTTGGCAGGTGAGAAAGTGGGCGACGCATCCATTCACCGATGCGTCGCCCGATACGGCGCACGCAGCCATCCGTAGGGAGGATGAGCTGCTGATGTGCCCGAGCTAGGGAATGAGATCGTCGGTGACGGCGTTGGTGACGGCTGGCTTGTATTGCGCCGACCAGGTCTTCGCTGGGCTCATGCCCTTCGTCTTTGACGGTTCCTCGCCGGTCCACTTGATAGCGAGGATGCCGCCGGTGAGCGTGTCGCCAGCGGTGACGCCAGCGACTCGCAGAGCCTCTTTGACTGCGCTGAGCTGGAAGCCCTTAGCGAAGAATCGAGTCTCGTCGCCGGTGTCGGGATCGGTGCCGGCAAAGACGTACTGCCAGATAGGGTCGCCGTTGGGCCACGTCTTGAGTTCGCCGGTGACAAAGTCGGTCACCTGTCGTTTCTCAACGTCGGTGATGACGATGCGACGCACGTCGCCGATGGCATCCCACTTTGCTGATGCTCCACCGGAGCGGGTGAGTTCACTAACGATGTCTGTCATGTATTCCTGCTTTCTGTGTTTGCTAAGCAGCGATCGCTGCTTGTATGTCGCCCGTAATGCGCACGCCGTTGCTTTCCCACATGGGGATAAGCGAGCCGGCGTTGAGTGCGCGTGCGAGGTGTCCGAGGCGTGTTGCCTCAGGAATCGTGAGCGTGCCGATGGCATCGCCGAGGTCGTGGCCTGGTTGCACCTCTTCGCCGATGGCCAGAGAGATCAACGCTCGAGCAAGGTCGTCGTCGGCGTGATTGGCGAAAGCAATGAGCGAGCCAGTGATGATGAAACGGCGCTCGGTTTTCTTGCCGCCAGGGCCAGTCATGTTGATGGAACGATTCGCAGCGCGCGCCGCATCCATCATCGCCCCAAGCCAGATGCGTCCTTCGACGGTGAGTTTGCGTGCGTGTCGATTGACGGTTTGTGTCTCTTGTGTGCCCACTTCGACACCTTCGTCGGACAGTCCACGCTTCGGTGCTGGTGGCTCGCGACGCTCAACGAGCACTTCGCCTGGCTTCGGCGTTGGGAACGCTGCGCCGACCTGTGCCTCAATCATTGACACTGCCTGCTCGATTGGTTCGGCGAGATGGTTGGCGATTGCCTTGCCACTGCCAAGCGTGGGCACGTCTTCGGGCCATGAGTTGCGAATGAGCTGCGAGTGGCCAGAGTCGATGAGTGGCTTCAGGCGACTCACCATCCATGCCCGCCAGTCGTCGTCGACGTTGCCATCAGCAGCGCTCAGTATCTTCTCTGCTGCTGCGATCTGATTGGTGCGTGTCACCACGTCGAGCTCAACGGTGAGCGGTGTCAGCACCTTTGCCTTGCGCATCTGTCGCACAGCAATGGCGAGCTCAAGGCCTTCAGCGCCAGTGGCGAGATCAAGCCAGTAAAGGTCGCAGACTCCACTGCCTGGCTGAACGTGGATGATGACGCCGTAAAGTTTGGACACCTCAGGCATCGGTTCTCGAGTGTCTTCGCTGCCATCGGCGGCTGGCCCTTGGTTGTAAAGAGCATCAGCGTTGGCATAGATAGAGAGTTGGATGGCGAAGGCCAACTGACCGAGGAGCGATGAGCCGGTCTTGTAATCAGCGACGAAGCGCTGACCGGTTTCGTCTTCGACGAGCAGATCGAACGTGCCGGCGATCTGGTGACGATCGTGGACGATCATGCGTTCGGAGTAGCCGTCCACAACGCGCAAGCGGGCGGACGCCAGCGCATTGTGGACGGCTTGAATGTCGCCGCCATAGGGGTCTGGCGCGACAAAGGTGGGATCGGTGAACGATCGCTCGAGCATGCCGTGAACAGCGGTGCCGAGGTCTCGGCGCACAGTTGCGCCGCCTTGCTCGGCTGCTCGTTCGCAGATTCCGTCTAGGGCTTTCTTGTCAGTGTCGGCAGTTGTCGAGACCAAGGCGACAAGGTCGGGACGCTGTGCGAGGCCGATAGCCACCATTCGTTTGCCCCAGCCGAGCAGACCGCCGGAGTCTTCGATTCCCTTGGCGATAGTCGTCGCCCTGGTGTAGGCGATCGGCTTGGTGCCACCTTCGGGTAGCACGACATAGCGTCCCCAACGATCACGCCGAACAGGATGTTGAACTAGATCGTCGATGATGCCCGTGAGTTGTTTCATGTAGCTCATCCCCTTATGGCTTGGCGACTAATTGGCGTTCGGTTCTGGACAGTCCGCCCCAAATGCCCCACTGCTCGTCGTTACTGATTGCAAAGGCAAGGCACTGCTCAGTAACTCCGCATCGATCACAGATGCGCAGTGCACGCTTCGTGCCCATTTCGCTGGTGCGATGTGGAAAGAACATCTCGGCCGGTAAGCCACGACACGCTGCGAGGTTCTGCCACGGTGTCTTCACGTTGGGCCACTCGCGCGCAGCCTGACGTTCTCGTCGATCTGGTGACTGATGACTTGCTGCAAGTTGGCGATCTCAAACGCGCAACCTTGCAGCGCTTCCTTTGCGTGGATGAACAGCTCTCGATCAACAACGTCGTCGAAGACGGCAGCGTCAAGTCGGTCGCAAAGGTTGTCTAAGCGTGTGTCGTTCATTTGTGCCCCTTCACGGCTGAGATGTATCCGTCGAGAGTTGTGAGCGCGTACCAGCGGCCGGGATCAGTAATGCCAGTGCGTTTGATAACGACGACGCCGTGACTGCGTCCTGCGTTGTCTGCTTGTTCGCAGGCACGATCAGTCCACTGCGCGAGTTTCCCGGCGTAGCTCGCATAGTTCTTTACGTCGACGCTGCCGAACTCAATCGGGAGGAGTAGATCGCCAACGTCTTTGGTGGCACCTGCTGGGATGCGCGCGCACAGATTGATCCCTCGAGCGAGGAAGTGGCGTTGCGTCGCAAGTTCACCTGCGTCGCCCTTGCGCTTCTGAGGGTTGCTCACAGTTGACCTTCGGAGATGACCCATGCCCACATGACCAGGATGACGAGAAACGCGCTGACTGCGACGAAGGCGAGCCAGTCGCACTTCATTTCTTGACCGGCCAAGCGAAGATGGCGACAGCTGCGAGTCCGGTGAGAAAGAACCAGCCGATGATCGGTGCCAGCGCATCAGAGCGTGCAAGCATTTCGACAGGCTTGGGAAGTAACGCCACTGCAAGAATAACCAGCGTCACCTGCAACGTCGGCTTCATACTCACTCGAGTGCGACGGTGGTAGACGGTGTGCTTCACGCTGCACCGTCCGACAGTGGTGGTGACCAGGCGAACGCAGGATGCGCAAGCTGCGCGCAGCGGTGACGCTTGATCTCGTTCAGACGTTGCTCAGGTGTTCCAAACGCAGCGACGAGTCCACACGATGGGCAGCGAACGATGGTCATGCCACGCGCCCTGGCGTGGTGGTCTGTCGGCCGATCCACTTGTCAATGGCGACGATGTCAAAGCGCAGCCGACGGTCGATGCGAGTGACGGGGATGCGATTCTGCTTGACGAGCTCGTAGATTGTGTCCTTCGATAGCCCGGTGTATTCGACCAGCCAAGGAAGGTCACGAAGTCGTCCAAGTTGGCCCGATTCGGTGGTGATTGGCTCCATGCCGCTGCACCGTAGTGACAATCTAATTGCTAGTCAAGCATTTAGATTGTGTGTATCACTATTTATCGCAGCGACTGTGCTATCGTTTCTGTAGCGCAGACGAGTAGGGGCCATCTCGGCATCGTCGCCCGCTAACTTGAGGTTCCTGATGGCAAGGCACACCAACACCACAATCGCTCAGCGCAAAGCCTTTGGCGTTGCGCTTGAGGTCGCTATGGCGGCAGCTCAGATTCGCTCAACGGCAGAGCTGCATCGTCGAGGAAACGAAGCCGGCATTGATAAGACCGCCGGCAGCTTCGTCACTTGGACTCGAGGCGGCTCAGAGCCCGGTCGACCAGAGGTGATTATCCTTGAGGAGATTTGTGGCGTTGAGCCAGGAACTCTCTCACGCCACTTGGGATGGATTCCCCTCGGCGTCTCCACCGATGTCACCATTGAGCAGGCGATCTTGGCTGAGCCCCGAATCTCCGACCCCAACAAAGCCGTCTTGCTTGCTTTGGTTAGTCAACTGCGCGACTAGGTCGTTGACGAACAACATCTGACGGTTGAGCGCCACGCATCGCTGTGGATCATCGCCAGCAAGATTGGCGGCGCATAAAAAAGCATCATTCCATTGACTTTTTTTGTATTCATTACTCACGACGAATCACCGTACCTTGGGCGCGTGACAGAGCACCCGTTGGGTAAGAGGAAGCATGCGTGCAGCGCTGCGTTATTCATTTGTTCACCCCATGACATTGGGCCCAACCATCGCTCAAGCGATTTGGTCAGAATACCTGTGACCCTTGTCACCTGCAACTAGTTTTCCGGATTGCGAAGATTGTCGAGGTCGCCAGCCAGTTCGGCATCCATGCCCGCCATGAGGTGACCGTAGCGATCCATCGTGATGGCGATTGAGGCGTGGCCGAGCCGCTGCTGTATGGCCTTAGGATGAGCGCCAGCATTGATGGCGAGCGCCACTGAGGTGTGGCGCAGGTCGTGGAAGCGAGGCATGTTCACGAACGCTGGCTTGTGGTTTCTGATGACCTGCTCTCCCATGCCGGCGGCATAGCAGGCTGGGTACCAGGTGATGTAGCGCCAGTCCTCTGAGATTGGGTTTCCTCGAGTAGAGGTGAAGACGAGGTCGCTCGGCTTGGGGCCAGTGAACTCGGCGAGGTGGCTTTCAAGTTCGGCTGCGACTGAGGCAGGCAGGACGATGGTGCGCAAGCCTGCTGCGGTCTTGGGGTCTTCCCTGAACCATTGCTTGTCAAGCTGCATCATCTGGCCGGCGACGGTGATTCGTGAGCCTTGGACATCCATGCGTCGCAGACCTCGCAGCTCAGACCAGCGCAGCCCGCCATAGGCGGCGATGAGGATGAAACATCTGTATCGGTCGCCGATGCTCATGGCGATGTCTTCGATCTGATTGACGGTAAAGGTCTCCATGTCTCGTCGAGGTACTCGAGGCGCTTTGACTTTGTCGCAGGCATTGGTCGCAGCGATTCCTTGATCGACTGCCCAATTCATCATCGTCGCCAAGGTCCGGTGATGGCGCTTCACGGTTGAGGGTGCAAGGCGTCCTAATTCCTCTGCGACCCATCGCTGGACTGCTGCTGGCGTGAGGGCTGAGACCTTCATGTCGCCGAAGGTCGGCAGGATGTGGCGCTTGAGGTCTCGCTCGTAAGTCCACAAGGTTCCTGGAGAAAGGTGGAATGAGGCTTCAATCCACCGATGGCCTAATTCAGCCACCGAGACAGAGCCGTCGTAAGCAGTCCTGAGACCTCGCTTGATGTCGGTCGTCACCGAGGCAATGTGAGCAGCGGCCGCTTTCTTGGTCTCGAAACTCTTGGCTCGCTGAGCTCCAGTCTCGTCCCGCCAGCGTGCTCTCCACTTGCCTCGATGATTGTCAATGCCCATGTCGCACCCTTCCGAACCTGTAGCGGTACACCTATGGTACACATTCTCGGTCCCATGTGTACCGATTCGGGCCTATTCGGGCCATTGCGCTGAATTGGCAAGTGACTGCGAAACTGTCCAGAAAACGTAGAAAAACCCCACATTTCTGCGGGGTTTTTCGGTGTTCTTGCTCTTCAATTTTGTTGGCATTTTCTGGTGTCGGAGGGGGGACTTGAGACTCCCCTACTCCTCAAGGGGTGTATGGCATCGCGGGCCCGTGGTACACGGTGCGGTACACATTGCTCATTGCCCCCTGTGTGGCTCCCTAAGCGTCTCTCACATTACTCGCTGGTCGTTACGCCATAACGCAGAAGACCCCCCGCCCTGGCCTATTGGCGCAAGCGGGGGGTCTTCGCAGACCGGCTCAGTTTGTGTGATGCGTGTTCAGGCCATGAAGGTCTGATCGCTTCAATCGCAGGAGCAGGGGCCTGCGTGATCGAGCCGGGGAACTTGGTCAGACAACCTTGGAGCCAGGAGGGGTGGTGGCGTTGACTGGCAGCGTGAGCAGCGAGGTGCTGCCCTTGTCGCCGATGCCGGCCGAGGCGATTGAGCTGAGCAGCGACAGCCCGCCAGCGGTGGCGGCAGTGCCGGCGATGGCTTGCCAGTCAGCGTTGAACCAGTCAAAGGTGGTTGCAGCGAGCACGGCGATAAGCGCCTGAGCGACTGTCTTGATCGCGCGCTCGGCTGCTGACTTCCAGAATGAGGTGGTGAACATGGTTATGGCTCCTGTGTGGATTGAGATGAGAGAACGGTGAAGGGTTCGCAGACTGAGGTGGAATGGAGAGCTGCTGCGTAGAGCGCCATCTGGACTCGAGCCTCAGGGTTGCCGCTGGTTGAGGCCAGTGAGCCGAGGGCGAAGTGGTCGCCACAGCCGATGGCTTCGTAGCCGAGCGCTGAGCGGCCAACGTGGTAGTCCTCGTCGATGCAATACAGCGAGCCTCGGTAGCCGACGAGGAACACTCCCCCGCTGTCTTCGCTGTCTGAGGTCTTGGCGAAGCCGCCCTGGTGGAAGGTCTTGCGGCAGGCGTCGATGAACACGGTGCACAGGTGCGTCATGTCGTCGTCGACCATTTGCCTCGGCACCTTGAGTCGGTATTGCAAGAGTTGGCCCATGCGGAACGAATCGCAGAAGCCGATCAGATACTCACCGTTGGTGAACACCTTGGGCTCGGTGTACCTGGTGAGCCGAGTGTCTTCGACCGCAGCGGCATCGCCGCCGATGGTGACGATACCGTCATGCTCGAGGCCGACGATGCAGGTCACCGTTCAGTCCTCCAGAGATAGGCGTTGCGCAGATGCACGACGAGCCACACGCAGCCGAGCACGGTGAACGCTGGTCGAAACGTGGGGCCGAGGATTGAGTAGGCGAGAAAGGGCAGACCGGTGAGCGATGCGGTCAGAGTCCAGCCCCACCAGATACGGCGCTCGATGACGAGCGCGTAGACGGCGAGGCCAGCCAGATCGCAGGCGAGGATTAGCCAGGTCCATGTCTGCTCACTCATCCTCGAGCTCGTCAAAGAACTCAGCGAGCGAGTCGTCGATTGCTTCGTCGGTGGCATCAGCCCACACGGCGTAGAGACAGTCGGCGTAGCCGGCGAGGTCGACGATTGAGTCGCGTACCATGTCGGCGGTGAAGCCTTGCTCGAGAGCGTTGCCGATGCGTGAGAGCTTGACGCTCAGCATGAACGCCACAGCCTCGGCAACGGTGAGCGAGACGCCAGTGATGGCTTCAAAGATTTCAGCCGTCCGGGTGTAGTCCACGCTTGGATGGTCATACAGTGCGCCACGCTGACCATGCACCAGGGCGTTTGCTTCAGCGGTGACAGAGTCCCACATTGGGCTTTGGCTTTCCACGGTTGCCTCCTGCGGGCGAGTGGTTAGTGGATGGTCTGTGTGAACTTGGCGAGGCTGACGCCTTCGTAGCGTTTGCATAACGTCTCAAGCGAGATCGTCTGAATGTCCGCCATGCCGTCATGCACATCGCGCAGCAGAAGAATCCCGCGCCACTCTTCAGCCTGTGGGCCGCGATAGTCAGCGGGCGATCTTCCGATGTAGCAAGCACCAGCGACGAGGCCCATCTGTGGCTTGCCCATCACATAGCGGCATCCCC